TCAGTCCAGTCACGAGCAATTGCTGGCTCGTTGGCCCATAAATATTTACGTTGTTTTTCTGATTGAAAAGGCATTAGCAGTTCCACGCTCTTAATGATTTAGATAATCTATCGTCACCTGTATTGTTGCTAGGCTTTTGTCTTTTTCTCATGCCTGTCATTCTTGCACAAAAAGATTTACGTCTTGGATTACCTACTTTTTTACTAGGAGCTTTTAATGTACCCCCGGTTTCAGCTTTATAGCTTGCTCTACCTTTAGCATTTAATCCACCTTTAGGATTCTTTCCTTCTTTTCTTTGCCAGGCTGCAGTTCGTCCACCGCTTTTCATTTGACTTCTTTTTATAGCTTCATCACTAGGTGCACCTTTAGCACCTTTAGATTTCATCTTTTCTCCACGTTTTCTTTTTTGATGAATGTTATACCACAGACCTTTCCGTGCTGTTTTACCTTCTTTGGTAACATGCGTACGCCCACCTTTAGCATACATAGCTCTTCCCTGTCCTCTTAATGCAATGTCACCCATTATCTTCTCCCACTCGCTTGTACATCAAGTCGGAAAGTCCCAATCTTCCAGTCTTGATTCGTTCCTGTGTTTTCTACTTTTAAAGAGACTGCTCTAGCTCTCGCTCGAGTATCTACTTTAGTCGTAGTTGAATCAATAGTAAAGGGTCCTAAAGAAGAACTCGCCTGTGATGAATTAGGATAGTCTCGAAGATTTAAAGTAATCTGAGTATTTCCTGTTTGCGATAAAAAGTCAGGAATGAAGCGTCTTATGCTCATCAGATATTCACCGTCGCCTCTAAAGGAAATGCCTCTTTCTTGATCCTGAGTAATATCAAAATCTCCTGATTCAATGTTAGCTGCAATCGCTGTAGTAGCTCCTCCTGCAACTTGATTGTTTCCAGTTTCGTGTTCATAGTAAATAGTTGTACCATCGGTATTTCCAACAACATCAAAAGAAATATCCACTCCTGCATCATAATGAGTGCCGTGAGGTTTACCGAATACCGCTGAATCTTCCCAGGCGGTTCTGTTTAAACTGCCTGTAGTCCAAATGCCTCGTTGAGATGAAGAATCAATATAATTATAAGAAACCATTCGATTAACGACATTGGATCCATTAGTACAATAAAACCAAATGACTTCTCCAAATAAATTATTTAAGCCTGCATTAATCAATTGATTAGAAGTGGTATTTAAATCATCATACACATAGTCTTCTACCAAACAGTCCATAGATTCGAGTTGCCCGGTATACCTAAAGAAGCCATTTTCAGACATCCAGTAAGCGGTACCATCTACTTCGGTTGCGGCTTGTTTTCCAATAAGTCCACAGTTCGTACCTGATTGTTCAAAGGCGAAAGTAAAGGGTGCACCTACAAAACGCATAATAAATAAAGAAGTATCGGTCCAAATGTACGTTGCATTACGACCTCTAATTGCTCCTATAATTTTAGAGCCTCCGGCTAATCTTTGTGTACCTGCTGTATTAGTAGCCGTCGGTGTATAGTCTGTTAAAGATTCCTGAGAAGAAAATCTAATAAATAAAGGATCTTGAGTTGTCGTATCACCAATGGTTGTTTCGGTTCCAAAAAATAATAAATGCCGATCGGGAGTTGAAACTAACATATCTCTAGAAGCCGTAGGGGCTCCTGAAATAATAGTAGCTCGTGTAGAAGTAGCATCCAGGGCATCTGAATTCCACTCAAAACAAGCACTGTCTGTAATTAAGGCGATTAGTTTAGATCCATAATTATCCAAGGTCCATGTTCCGGGATCAAAGACTTTATCTCCTGAAGCCGCTTCACCCCATCCAACATAGTCTGTAGTATTGGTTACGGTTGCTCCACTAGAATGAGCTGCTCGAGTGGTATTTCTAACATTTCTGGTAATACCCGTTAAATCATTTCCGGTAACTCCGGTATAAGAAATTTCTTCTGTGCCTACTTGAATATAAGACGTTCCTGAAGAAGGAAAAGCAGAAGCATCCGTTAAAGTAATAGAGGTTCCTGATCCTCCTGTTCCATAAACATTGTCCCCTAACGCTCCATTTAAAGTGTTTGTCACTTCTCCTGAAACTGTTCCACTATATTGTCCTATTCCCCAACCATACGCTCCTAATTGTTGAGCAGGGCCTACGGGATAATAATGTTGAACTCTAATTCCTCCAGATGTGGTTGCTCCAGCTCCTGTTTCAACAGAAGGCATTGTAATCGTAATTGTTGTTGCAGTAGGAACCGATGTGACCATGAATTTTTTATCATTAAAATCAGAGGCTGAATAATTGGAACCAGTGATCGCGGCAAAATTATCAAGATAAACAATATCTCCAGCCGTAAATCCATGAGAACCACTAAAGGTTAGAGTAACTGTTGCCGTAGCAGGGCCCGGACTTGTTCCTACAGTTGAGAAAGCATTCGTTAGTGTTGTTGTGCTTTTAATAGGATGGATATCATAAAAGATACCTCCGGTATAAGCATATAAAATTCTGTTGGTGCCAATAGCAGCAAACTTAATAGATGAATTATTAATAAAATGATGAAGAGCTCGAGCGGCTCCTGTGAGTTTGCTTTCTCCTAATTGAGACCATCCCCCTATTTTTTCAGGAGTTTCATATCTAAAACGTACATAGTCTCCACCCGTCCACTGCCCTTCAGCTGTAGTTGGTGTAACTTGTTTATTGAATCCTGGTAAAAAGCCTATCTTTTGTAGCATAGAAAAATCCGTTTAGGATATAAATACACTAGATTAAAAGTGATTTCAATAGATTATGAAGAGGTATAGAAGACCTTTGTGGTGGAAAGGTCCTCCACACCAGTCTTTAATATAGATTATTTCTTATTAGGAGTCAACCTAAAGTTTTTAAACCAGCTAGGTAGCCCTAAGAAAGGACGTTTATCATAGAGATTTTCTTTAGCTGTTTTCTTAGTTCGGTCATTATAATGTAAGAATACTTGACCACAATCCTTACCGGGAAAAGCTTCACGCCAATGTTCTAATTCACATCCTGAATAAATCAACATGTCTCCTGGTTTTAAATCTACTTTAAGTCCGGCCATTCCTTTCTTACCTGAAGGTTCGAGATAAATAGGCCAAGGATCTCCTCCTAGATTTAAAGTGGTTGAGACCTCACAGGAATAACGATCTTTGTGTCGATGTAAGACATCTCCTGTTTTATAAATTCTTGCATAAGCGTATGTTTCTTGAAGCTTTCGGCCGGTTTCTTTTTCCATTTTTTGTTTTAAACCTTGAAGCAAAGTTTCCATTACCAAATCTCCATAATGTGAATAGGTATTAGGAATTTGTTGATCACTCCATGTTCCCCATTCTTCGCTAAAGGGTGAAATCCACCTTTGGTCAAAAAAGAATTGTGCAACCTTTCGTTTGTTTAAAAAATAGGTGTAACAGAACTTAGCAAGTTCTGGAGTAATCGCTTGTTTTAAAATTTTATATTTATTTTTTTTGAACATCTTTTTTCTTTTCTTGCTGTTGTAACCATGTAAGTTGTCCTGGTTTTCCTAAAGGTCCATTAGGAATGGCTTGTATATTAAAATGAATAAAACGAAAAGGCTCATGACCATTATCTACAGAATACATATGGGGTAGATAAGAATTAAAAAACATTAAGCGTCCAGGTTTAACTATATAATTAACTTGAGAAGAAGCCATTGTTATTATAGAAGGATCTTTTTGAGGAAGAAGATTCATTAGCTGACCAGGTCTAGGATCTTCAAAGACAGGCATAGATGTTTTTTCACTAGCTTTTAAAAAATAAAAACCAGAGATATGACCATTCCAATGTGTATGAAGTGTATGATGTCCTCCTCCATCTTTAGAAAATTCTTGAACCCAAAGTTCTGTGATAAAAATACTATGATTAGATAGATCAAATCCTTGACCATCTAATAAATTGTATGCCGTTGATCCAATATAATCTTGTAGTACTTTAAATTGAGGATCGCCTATTAACGTACTCGAGTGATGTACCCATGCGTGTTCACCTTTACTACCAAGTTTTTTATTTCTTTTTTTTATTTCTTTTAAATTATTTAAACGAGCTTGTTTAATATAAGGATCTGAAGCTGTATTAAAATCTTTAACCCACTCAGGCTTACTAGTATAATAAATAGGAGAAGAAAAATAATGTTCGGTTGTGAGTATTTCAGGTTTATTATTTATTTTTTTTCTTTTTTTCATTGAAAGG